AGTAGAAGCGTTTTTAGGTATGCCATGAAATACTGTTTTTATAGTATGGTAAATACATGGTGTTTGTCTATTGTATTTTGCCAACTTTTATTCCTTCCTTACTAAGCTCATTAATAATATAAGCGTCAGTTACAGTTGGACTATCGTTTTCGATAATTAACTTTCCATCTTTAGTATAGTACCACTCAGGGTGAAATTTATATAGGTCTCTATAATACTGTACTGTTCTTGTTGCTCTATGATCATCTACATCCATATCATTCCAATATACATGTTTTGGCTGTACACCACAGTCATGTACATTTAACCTCACATGTCTTAGATATGTGCCGTATGCAAACTCTGGTTGAAATTTCCAGCCTTGGATATCTTTATTATATAAAGAAAATGGAATCCATTTATTAAAGTCAAAATATAGACTCATTGCATATGGCTTACCAAATGCAAAACCATCCCATACATTTATAGGACTAGACTTCCCACCCATTTTTCGAGTAATAAAAACATCATTATCTTTTACTATTTCAGGAAGAAGATCAATAAACTTACCTTCAAACTCAAAATCATATCTCATTCTAACAATATAATCATACTCTAAAAGTTTATACCAAGAAAGAGGTTTAAGCGCTTGACCGGTCATATGCTGAATACGACCAAGCATAAAGATAGGATGATTCTTCTTCATTGTAAGAAGAGTTTTTTCAAATCTAACTAAATCAGCACGATCCGGAACATCATAATCTACAAATGTAACGCCTTTTATATTAGGAGATCTATAGATAATTTTTTTATCTTCTTCAGAAGTTTTTGTCCAAGTAGAGTGATAGGTATCATAACCTACCCCATCAAAAAACTCTTTATGTTGCTCTTGAACTTTTACAAATGATCTAGGTTCACCGCTATAAACTACTGCAATTTTCATTAATAAACATCAAACGGAGTTTCTACTCTGATTGCTCCATGTACTGCATTTCTAATCGAACGAACATGCGCATCTCCACGAGCATGCCATCCACTAGTATTTCCAATAATTAAGGTATTAGGTTTAACTACTACAGGTGTTAATTTATGCCCCATGCGTTCTAAATCTTCTGGAAACGCTCGAAGCGAACCTTCTGCATGTCCTTTGTTTTTACGTTGATCCCAGATATCAGTAACAATTTTAATAGATTCTTCATACCAATAATCTAATGCTTCATATGTAAGATCTACACTATTTAATGCAAAGTTGAAAGGTCCTTGCTCTAATGTAACACCTTCTGGAAAGTACCGATATTTTAAACATGGATAAAAAACATCGCTATGACATACTTTTTGAATATCATTAGGACCAGGCACATTTTCTAAACGCTGGATATACGTTGTTTTTGTGAAGTGATTCCAGGCTGCTTCATCATTAATATCTCTATGAACTGCTTGTACACAAATTTTAAATAGATCAGAGTTAAAAATAAAATCGTAAATAGCTGGTGTTTTATCTTTATCAATATTATTAATATTATTAGATGGCTGAATGTTTTCTATTAAAGGGAATGTTTCTATTTCTTTAAGAACATTAGACGCTTTTTCTTCTGATAAAAAGTTTTCAAACTTAACTAAACCTGCAGTATCAAATTCAGGATTACCTGGCATACGAATCTTCTCTGCATGTCGTACCATTACCATACGAAATGCTTGAAGGCCCTTTTTCATAAGATCAACACGAGTAAATGTAGGTTTAACTACTTTAGTTTTAAAAAACTTATGACCTGTAAACACATCTGGATCAGGAGTTTCATCAAACATAATCTGATAGATACGCTCTGCGCTTTCTTTAAAATTATGTCTGTTAAGTTGTGCTTCTAGAGTAGCAATTTCTGTTACTTTAACCTGATCGTCAAGTAGTTGCTTCTTATTAATATATTCAGCTAATGTAATCATATCTTTTCTTTCGGAATTATTACTAGTAAACCATCCTGTTCTGGTATATTATTGCATTCAATAGGTCTAAATTTTTTATTTTTTCTGTGATCATCGCAATAGAAAAAAGAATAGTTCATATCTGTTAAAGGTTTCAGAATAGATTTGTCCGGTTTTACAAACAATGATGCATTTTTACTGTCCGTTTCATAAACAATAATAGGCCTATGTTTTTCAATAAACTCTAAACCCTCGTCAAAAACGTAAAATTGATATCCTTCAATATCAATAAAAACTAAATCTGCACCCTCTAACTCATTTAAAGAGACATTACCTTTTTCTTTAGAACCTACACCTTTTTCTATAACACTAATATTTAAATCTTTATTTAATTCATAGTTTAGCAGACCAGCATCGATCGCTTCTTTATCGATATCAAAACCAATGACATCACAATTAAATAATTTAGACAACTGTAAAGTTGTATATAAGTTTTGGCAGCCAATATCATATGCTTTATTAATACTGTATTTTTTACTTAGATTGTATAGTGCTCGTGTAGTGGAAGGCTCTTTTACTTCTTTATCTTTGAAGCCATTACCTCTCTTTACATGAGATATAAACTGTTCATTAAACTCATTAGTATTATCAAAGTAGAGTGTATGCTCTTCTATATTAATAGTTAATATATCTTCGTCTAATGACGTTGTAGTTTTTATTGATTTATTAAGAATATCTATCAAAGCAACTTACCCCAATACTCATTATCATCTCTTGGTACATTCATACTTAGAGCAGTGGGGTAAGGATTGGTCTTACTATTATCGTTAATTACCATCCGTGGTGAATGTGGCATATTAAATAAAATACTAATATCTTTAAAACCACATCTACGGAGTGCTTCTAGAGTAACTTCTCGAGCACTATCCGGGCGCGATGTAGTAAAAATAATTTTACATCCTTGCTCTTCTTTATTAAGTAAATACTCGACAGCATTTTGAATTGGTTTTGGATATGTATCGTAGCTGTTAGAGAAATATCTTGATTGATTATAGAATACAGTACCATCTAAGTCACAGAAGATAGTAGGTTTAGATTGATTGTATTCTACAAACTCTTTATATGTTCCTACATCTACATAGTTATCAACCTCTTCAATCTCAAAAGAAGTATCATCTAATAAATTTTTAATTACATGGGATAAAAAGATTTCAGATCCGTTATAACTTTTTTTAAGCTTTTCATATGAGGTCATAAAAAAACCAGCTGAAGCAAATCCATATCCGCCAACATTTATAAAATTACTTACTACATTCTTTTCCACAATATTAGTGAGCATTTTCTGTTCATTTACTACAGCGTAAGACTTAGCAGCTACATTAGTAACATGTTTATTGCTCCTGAGATCAGCAACACAAACATGGTTAGTGTAATTAAGAGGGCAATCAAAAAAACTATCGCAATCTTTAACAAATATCGGCGCATTAGGTTGTATTCTTTTTACTACTTGATATACAGTTTCTGCAGGACCTGATGTTTCTTTTTCTAGAACATGAATATGAACGTTAGGGTTCTGCTCGTATATTCTATTTAGAGCAATCTCTGCATCATACTTTCGAGCATGTTCTCGTAAAATAATAATGTGAATATCTTCTGTAGCAAGATAAGGATGAACAGCTTTTTCAACCATAAGCTCTCCATCATACATAGTGAGAAGATACTTTGGCCTCGTTCCAGGAAACCTAGAACTACGTCCTGCGCATGGTACTATAACTGCCATATCTTTTCTATTTCCTTATATAAAAAATCTCTCGTATCGCTATCTTTTGTATACGGTAAAATTCTAGATAACATCAATACCATTATAGTATCTTTTTGCATAAAGTTAAAGCGTTTTTTTAACTCTTTACTAATTTTTTCACAAACTATTTTATAATGTATTTTTTCTTTTTCGTTTCTAACAAACCATAAACAATCTAAATCTTGTCTTAATTTATTAATATCAAAATATATGCTATTTAAATCTGTTGGATTAGCATCTATTAAATAAAATTTTCCATTAGCATACATTATATTTTCCAACGTAAAATCACCATGGATAAGACTTTGAGGTATGTCTGACCACTTCTCTTTTAAAAGATATGATATATTAATATCATTTCCTAATGTCATTATTTTACTATAGACTTGTTCGTAAAAGTCTACATTAGTTGAGTTATCCAGACACCAATTAACATAACCTGATATAAAGTCAATTAAATTTTGTATTTCTTTATCTGTTGCTGTTAATAGATAGGACTTCATATCCTGTCCATTAATGTAATCCATTACTATTTTATCATCTGTAACTTCATATACATGTGGTGTGGGAAACGGGAGAGCATTAAGGATCTCCACGCTCTCACGTGCTTTTTTATAGTTTTCTTTAATTACGAAGTATTCATTATCTTCTACATAAAGAGAAACTTTTGCGCCAGAATGCCCTTTAAGATGCTTTACTAATTTTAGCATTATCTAAAGCTTCTCTCAATTTATTAATATTAACACGCATGTGAGAATTTTTAGGTTTTGGTCTTTCTTCAGGCATATCTAAAGTCTCAGCTTCGAATGTGTGCCAGTTTAAATCGCATGGTATTGCAATATTATTCCAGCCGCATTCTTCTGCTACTTCAAACGAATGATTAAAATCAATAACTGTAGATCCTGGTTTCATTGCATGAGTATGAGTTAGACCAGCACCGGTAGGGCTTACAACAACATCAGCGGTTGCAAACATATTTAGTTTTTGCTGAAGAGACATACCTGTCATTGAGTTTTCTTTATGAGTGTTCATAGGAAAAAAACCATACTCATCTACTAGCATATCAATAACTTCAGCTTCGTTTTTTACATTACGAGCTACAGCATCATTGCGTGAAAGGTAAACACGTTTGGGACTATCTTCTACTGGCTCACCTTTAAGATTATCTCTTAAAAACTCAACAGCCCATGTCGCTGCTTTTCCTCTGTATGAAATAGCTGGATATGTTGCAACATGAATCTTTTTACAATTAATTGAGATAGGAGTATCTAACTGTACTATTCTTTTCTTAATATCAGGAAAGAAGTCTAAGCTATCTAACTGCCATTGAGTTAAAACGTTAGTAAAAATTACACACTCTCTTTTACGGAAAGCTTCGATGAGAGGTAAATCTTCTAAAAACCAATGCCAGTATTGTCCAATGTTAAACCAAGTAAAACACTCTTCGACAGTTTTAGAATTCATTTGATGAACATATTCTAGATCAAGTTTAAACTCGCCTCGAGCATTAGACCAGAAAGGACTTTTAGTTCTAAAGTTATTAGCATCTTTAGTAAAGCGTTCATGATAAAACTTACCGTCTTTGACAACACCAGCAAGCCCGTGTTCCCACGAGCCGCTCAAAGCAGTAGCATTTTCAAATGTAACTATTTCACAAGGAGGGGCTCGGTATTTAAACTCTCGACCACTTATTACATATTCTCTAAAATTTGATTTTTTTACTAATTCACCCTCAGGTGTCGGAGTTTCTTGAACTATCATTTTTTAAAGTACTCACATGCTTTGAATGAATTTTGCATCCTATAAATTCATTGTAGTAATCGTCTCTTAATAAGACATCATTATCGAATTGAAGCTTAGCTTCAAAGTAGGTACATTCACCTTTAGTTTTACACAGGCGAAGTATCTTACGATCAAATCTATCTCTTCCAGATTCTTCTACTAACGATTTAACCTCATCGCTAGATCCGAAATAATCTTTCCAATCAGATTCAATCCTAACTATTCTTTTTCTTGTTTTACCTTTAAGTGGTGGACGCTTCCTTGTGTTCCAAAACCACTTCTTACCAATATATTTCTTACCATTATCTAAATCAGTTATCTCATAAACAAAGCCAAAATTGTCGTCAATCATATCAGAGGTAAATTCATTACCTTCGTATATCCACATTACTCATCATCGTTGAAATCTAATTCACCTTGAAATTCTTCTTCTATATCATAAGTATCTAGCTCGTTGCCACAAAAGGGACAGAAAGCTGGCTCTTCCATAATATCTTCTTCAATAAAAGTGACGGTATATTCAGCTCCACAACCATCACATAAAAATTCTTCTACTGTTTTTCTGCTCATATATTATTATAACCCCTTGTGTTGAACACGTTTTCTTAAGGATGATGAACTAAAGCGATGATCTCGCTTATTAAAATATAACTCAATACCTCTACGTCTACAAACATCTTTGCCAGTAAAGTCTTTTTGTTTGTATTCTTCTCCTAAGATACGTACATTTATTGGTAGTATTTCTAGTATATCGTTTAAATCACTCTCTGATTCATAAGGAATAATTTCATCAACATACTTGACTGCTGCTAGCTGTATATATCTTTCTACAAGAGTCTGGACTGGAGAGTTTTTTGTTTCGCGATCAATTGCAGGATCAACTTGTAAACCACAAATTAAATATTCGCATTGAGATTTAGCATCTCTTAACATTTGAATATGCCCGGCGTGAAGTAAATCAAACGCCGAGCATGTAAAACCTATTCTCATAATAAAACCTTTTATTATAAAGACCAACCAGTACCGTTATAACCTGTATCTTCTAAATATGAAGTAAGTTTATCAAACCCACCAATTTTATTTCCACTTACTTTAATTTGCGGGAATGTACGAGCTCCTGGAAACTCTTCTAAAACATCATCACGTGAAAAATCAATATCTAATTGTTTATAGATATAATCTAAATTTCTAGTTTCACATAATTGTTTTGCTGACATGCAGCTTGGACAGTTTGCCTTACCCCATATTTCTATCATAGACTTAATCCTTGGAATGTATCTTCATTTACATCTTTCTTCACCCCACCAATAACATAAGATGTGATTTCTGTTTCTTGTGGTGCAACTTGCACTTCTCCACCCGCAATCCATTTTTGAGTCCAAGGTAGTGGGTTCGCCTGCGGTACTTTATAAGGACAGTCGATACCTGCTTTACGCATACGACGCGCAGCAATCCATTCGACATATTGTTTTAGTAGATCAGCATTTAGACCAATCATAGAACCATCTTTAAATAGATAATCAGCCCATTCTTTTTCTTGATCTACTGCTTTAATAAACATGGCTCGTACATCTTCAGCGCACTCAGCTTCAATCTTCTTAAAGTCTTTATCGTGTTCAGGAAGTAATTTAAGCATATGCTGAGTAGATGCTAAGTGAAGGTTTTCATCCCGGGCAATAAGCTTAATAATTTTCGCATTACCTTCCATCTTTTTGAGCTCGGCAAACGCCCACGAGCACGCAAATGATACATAGAATCTGATTCCTTCCAGTGCGTTGACTGAGTTGATTGCCATCCAGATCTTCCTCTTAAGCTCATACTTGCTGACATGTATGACTTTGGAGTTGACTTCATGTTTACCTTCTCCTAATAGATTATACCATGAACCGTATTCAATAAGGTCATCATAGTACTTAGAAATATCTTCAGCACAGTCTACAATCTCTTCAATATTAAGTAGCTCATCAAAGACTTTAGAAGGGTCTGTATATACATTACGAATTAAATGAGTATAAGATCTACTATGAATTGTTTCACTAAACGACCACGTTTCAATCCATGTCTCTAATTCTGGAATAGAAACAACTGGTAGAAACGATACGCTCGGTGCTCGACCTTGCACACTATCTAGCAAGATTTGACGTTTAAGATTTGAAGTAAATATATGTTGTTCATGCTCGGAAAGATCTCTGAAATCTTTACTATCACGAGACACATCTACTTCTTCTGGTCGCCAGAAAAAACCTAGCTGTTTATCAGTTAGTTTCTCAAAAATAGGATGCTTCTGTTTATCGAAGCGAGCGATAGTAACGCCTCCACTATCATCTAGGAAGGCGTCATTTTCTACTTGATCTTTTTTGTTTGTTTGGTCAAAAACAGACTGCATTCATATCTCCTAAATTACGCAGCTTTCGCATTCTTCATCATCTACCTGTGACTGAGCTAGCTCTGGAAGCTTGCCTTCATCCATGTCATCGGTAGCACCATCATATGTGTTAAAATAGTATAGTTGTTTTCCACCGTATTTGTAGAACATTACCATATGTCTAAGCATTTCACTTAAAGGAATCTTCTCATCTTCATAATGCTGAGGGTTATAAGATGTATTAACAGAGATACCTTGATCGATATATTTCTGCAACACAGCCATAATTTTCAGATAACCTTCAGGAGATTTCTGATCCCATAAGAGTTCATACTTATTTTTTAAATTACGATATTCTGGAACAACTTGCTTCAGAACACCGTCTTTAGATTGCTTAACAGATACGTAGCTACGTGGCGGCTCAATACCATTAGTAGCGTTACTTATCTGACTAGAAGTTTCAGAAGGCATTAGAGCCATTAGAGTAGAATTACGAATACCAGTTTCTTTTAACTGCTCTCGTAAGCTATTCCAATCCATAGTATAGTCTCTTTTGACTAATTCGTCAACTTCTTTTTTGTATGTATCAATAGGTACAATACCTTGACCATACTTAGACTCGTCAATAAGAGGTATAGTACCTTTTTGTGCTGCAAGATCAGCTGATGCTTTTAATAGATAATATGACCATGCTTCTGCATATTCATCTACAAGCTCTAGGTTAGGATTAGTATATGTTGTATTATGCTTTGCAAGCCAGTATGCAAAGTTAATAATACCAATACCTAACGGTCTACGATTCTTTGTTGAGATTTCTGCAGCAAGTACGGGATACTCTTGGTAGTCCAGAAGCTCGTCAAGCGCTCGGACTGCAAGTTCACATGGACGTTTGAAGTCTTCTGGTGACTTGATGTTACCCCAGTTAATGGCCGCAAGAGTGCACAAACTGATTTCGCCTTGTTCATCATTGAAACTCGATAGTGGTTTAGTTGGAAGATCAATCTCACAGCAAAGGTTAGACTGTTTGATAGGAGCTTTCTCTTTAATAAACGAACCATGATCATTAGCATGGTCAACATTCATTAAGTATATACGTCCAGTATCCTTCCTTTCTTGGAGGAATGACGAGAAGAGGTCAATAGCTTTGACCGTCTTTTTTCTGATTCGATTATTTCTCTCTGCTCGTTCATAGAGCTCTTTGAACTTTTCTGTATCTGAGAAAAACGAGTCATAGAGCCCGGGGACGTCTGAAGGGGAGAAGAGCGTAATGTCACCTCCGGCCAAAAGACGTTCGTAGAAGATTTTATTGAACTGTACGCCATAATCTAAATGCCTTACTCTGTTATCTTCTGTTCCTTTGTTGTTCTTAAGGACGAGCATGTCTTCGACTTCAAGGTGCCAGATAGGATAGTATAGGGTAGCAGCTCCACCTCGCACACCACCCTGGCTACATGATTTGACCGAGGATTGAAAAAGCTTGTAAAAAGGAATAACACCAGTGTGAGTAGCATGACCGCCATTAATAGGACTGCCGAGCGCACGTATTGATCCCGCACCGATTCCAATTCCTGCTTTCTTTGAAACATACTTAACAATAGCAGCGGATGTAGCATTTATTGAGTCCAGAGAGTCATCAGACTCGATGAGCACGCAACTACTAAACTGGCGTACACTAGTTCGAACTCCGGACATAACAGGTGTTGGTAACGATATATCAAAGTTTGAAATGGCATTATAAAACTCCTTGACGTACTTCAAACGTTCTAGTCCATGATATTTATGGAATAGAGTAGCAGCGATTAATATGTAAGCCATCTGAGGTGTTTCAAAGATCTCTTTAGTAGCTCTATTCTGTACTAGATACTTACCTCGAAACTGCTCCATAGCCGCATATGTTAAATTGTCATCTCTAGAATGATCTATTACTTTATTAAAGAATTCCCATTCTTCATCTGAATACCATTCAAGAAGCTTCTCATCGTAGAATCCTTTTGCTACAACATTCTTAACGTGATTAACTAATGCAGGTGGTTCAAACTGACCGTACACTTGCTTACGAAGATGATAGTTAATTAAACGACCAGCTACAAACTGATAGTTAGGAGTTTCTTCAGAGATAAGATCTGCAGCTGCTTTAATTAAAGTCTCTTGAATATCAGTAGATTTAATATTATTATAAAACTGAACATGTGAACGAATTTCAATCTCTGATTGTGACACCCCTGTAATGTTCTCGCAAGCCCAACTAACCACTTTATGAAACTTGTCGATGTCTAGAGCTTCTTTTTGACCGTCTCTTTTAACTACTACAATATCTGGCGCCATTCTTATTCCTCTGCTACGAAATCATCAACCATTGGGAAAATACGAGCAATAGCGTTTGCAATTTCCTTAGCGACTAAAATGTGTTCTTTTTGTGTACCGTTACCTGAGCGTAACTCAATATAATGAATCCATGAACGAAGAGAGCCTTGCATATAAAGACGTGATACAGTATTACCTTCTGGTAGTACAGCACGTGCTTGCTCTTTTGCGATACCATTCTCAATAGCCCATTTATAAGCCATTTTACATTCATGAATAATTTGTTGCTGTTTCATAATCCACTGCTTTTGCAACATACCATCATCTGTCTCAATAGAGTTTTGACGATTCTTAGTATCTTGCAAACGAGCTTCACGAGTAACA